GTCGATCTCCACGCGATCCGAAGCCAGGTGCTCCATGCGGAAAGTCTTGATGCGGACGCCGGCGCCGCCGGTGGTTCCGATCAGGCCCGTCCAGTTGAAGACGTACCCAGCGCTGGGAGTCATCAAGCCCGCGTTCTTCGGGCGGTAAAACAGCGCCGCGCTCAGGCCGCCGATGAACGAGTTGGATTCGGCCGCGCCTTCCGCCGCCGTGTTGTAGACGGCGTCGATGACCAGGACCTCTTCGAGTTCGAGAATCTCGGCCATGATCTGACGGGTGGCCACTGCCGGGTTCGGCGCGGTCTGGCCGTACTTGGTGCGGTCGATGAAGTCGGGGTGATCGACGAGCTTGTCGAACACCGGGCGGCTCACCACGAAGATGTTCGGCGCGAAGCCGCCGCTCGACAGCCGCATCTGGGTCTTCGCGTGGCGAATGTCCGTGATGGGGTTGCCGTTCGGATAGTTCCCGGAGTCCCAGTAGACGACGTGCGTGGAGTCCGCGGTCGCCTGGCCACTGGCCTGATTGGTCCAGATCCCGGTGCCGAAGAACTTCGAGACCCACTGGTTCTCACGCCGGATCAGCGCCTTCTGGGTCAGGAAGATGGTGGCGTCGCGGTCGGGGGCGAGCGGCGAGTCGCTGTTGGAGCGGATCTGGTCATCCACGTCCTTGTGCAGCGACCAGACGTCGCAGTTGTACGTGCCGGTGGAATTCAGGTTGTAACCCGTGCCGGCGGACTCGGCGGAAAGCGCGCGCTTCTGCATCTCGTCGCGGTTGAAATCCGCCCGCGCGTAGGTGTAGTACAGGTCGCTTTTGTTTTCGACCGGGACCGCCGGAAAGGCCTTGTCCGCGACGAATTCAACTCCGGCGGCCTCCTGAAGGTAGGCCACGGAGATGTTCGTCAGCGGTCGGTTGACGTGAACGTCTTGTAGTGTTGGCTGAGGCATTTGTGATTTCTCCTATTGATGAACGGCTACATCTTGTACGGGCCGAGAAGCAGCGCGGGAATGATCACGCCAGCGCCGCCCGATGCAGCCAGCGCGCGCGCCCGCACGAAATTGCCGGAGGTCGCCGTGATGGCCTGACCGCTGGCGTTGGCCATGAGCGGGTCGCCGTTGTTGACCGCAGCGCCAGTCACCAGCTTGGTGATGCCGAGGATCGCGACCTCGCCCTCGACTCCCTGCGCGTTGGGTTTGTCCTGGACCACGCCATCGGCGACGGCTCCAGCGCCCGTGAAATTGATCTGCCCGGACGAATTGACGGTCACGAGGTAGAACTGCGGATTCACAGTTCCGCCACTCGTGAGGTCCGCCGCCGCCGGAAGTCCTACCGTGCGTAATGTCTGTTCGAATGCCATGTCTGTTGGTCTCCTTTCGCCCTACCGGGCAAGGCGAACGCCAGCCCGCTCGAGCGTGGCGATCAAGCCCTTCGCGTTGTGCTGCGCCACGAACGCGCCGTAAACCTCGGGATGCTCTTCGAGCATGAGGGCGTAGGCGCGCTCCTTGGTCAGCTTGGTGGTACCGCTTTCGGCGTAAAGATTCGGAGTCTCTTTGCCGCGATTCTGGCGGGCGTAGCTGGTGGCTTGGGCTTCGATTTCCTGAAGCGAACCAACCGCGCCCTGGTTGGGATTGACGTGGGAAGTAATCATGCTCCTCTCGCTTTCCATCACGCGGGCGGCTGTCAGCTCTTCGCTGATTTCCGCCACGCTGAAGTATTGTCCTGTGGACTTCTTCTTGGTGAGGAACTCCGCGGCCTTGTCGGGACAACCGGCCATCTTGCACAGCGCGCCGATGGCCTCGATGTCGCCTTCCGGACGCATCCTGAGCGGCACGCCGGCCAAGGCAGCGACGCCGGCGAGCGGAGCCGCGCCCTCCGGTTTCTTGGCATCGCTCTTTGCACCTTCGCCGCAGGCATGGCAGTACTCCGCGCCTTTGCGCAACTCGGCACCGCAGGCGTGGCAGAACTTACCGGACGCCTCGCCTTCGGCCTTCGTGCCGCAGGCATGGCAGAACGTTGCGTCTGCGTGCAGCTTGGTTCCGCACGCATGGCAGTACTTCGGTCCGGTGTTGGTCTTCTCGTCGCCGCCACCGTCACCCGGCTTCTTGCCCTCGGCGGCGATTGTGAGCGTTTCGTTGGGCATATTTGCTGTAACCTCCTTGGTTGTGGATCTTGCGGCAATCGCCGCCGTGGAACTCTGGACCGGCTCGCCGAGCAGTTGCCGAAGCGCGTTGATGGCGTCGCCAAGCGTTCCGACCGCGTCGGCCAGAAGCGGAATGGCCGTCTCGGCCCAGCAGACGCCGGCCTGCGTGGCGACGATCTTTTCTGCGTCGACCTTCCGATTTCGCGCGACCGTTGCTACGAACTGGTCGTACTGCCGGTCAATCTCGGACTGGATGTCTTTCTCTGCCCGCTCCGACAGCGGTTCATGCGGGTTCCCATCGACCTTCCTGTCGCCTTTGAAGATGTAGGTGTACTTGAACCCCTGCTCGTCGTTGAACTTCGAATCCTCCGTGTGGAGCACGACGACGCCAACGGACCCGACCGCTCCCATGCGCGTGACGAAGATCTTGTCGGCCGCGCTGGTCAGCGCGTAGGCCGCCGAGAACGCGAAGTCGTCAGCGACCGCGTAGATGGGTTTCGCGCCGCGCAGCGAGTAGATGTAATCGGACAGCTCCAGGCATCCGGTGGTCTCGCCGCCCGGCGAATCAACCTGCAGGAGAATCGCCCGCACTCCGGCGTCGTTCACCGCGTCCTGAAGGTAGCCGCCGATCTGCGCATAGGAACTGCAACCACTCAGCGCCGAAACCCAGGATTCCGCTTTCGTCAGCACGCCCTGGATCGGAATGATCGCCACGCCGTCGATCACCTGGTAGCCGCTGTCGTCGGCCTGCTCCATGTACGCCGCGGCGAACGGTTCCGCGGGCTTCACGCCGGCCACCGGCATTATCCCCAGCCGTGGCCCCAGCGCCTGGACGATCACGTCCAGCTTGGGCGGGTGAATCATGAGCGGCGTGTTCACAAACCGCGATGCAACACGAGTCAGATCCCTCATGGCTTCACGTCCACCTCTCCCTTGCTCGCGTCCTGCTGGATCTCGGCTTCCGTCAATCCGGCGTTGCGCCCGGTCAGGACCTTCCGGCCATCGCTGTCGTAGGACAGCCCAAGCTTGTCGGCGCGCTTGTTGTCCGCTGCCTGCTCCGCATCCACGGCACCGGCGTCGCGCCCTTGTGCCGCCACCTCGGTGGAACGCGTGGATAGGCCGCTGCGGATGGCGTCGTTGGAAGCCTTGATGTCCTTCTCGGGGTCCACCCACGGCCAGCCGGGCGTTACCCACTGCACTTCCTCGAATGGCTCGGGATCTTTGCTGTACGCGTTCAGTAGATCAATACCGAACACCAGCGCCAGCATCGCCTCGCGCAGCCAGCGCTTATAAACCGGGTGGCAGACCTGGAAGATGAAAACCGAATGTTGATACTGCTCGCACTTGCGGCGGAACTCCAGCAGGCCGGCGCGGATCGAAGAATAGTTGATCCCCGACAGGTCGCCGCTGATCTGGTACTCGGCAAGCCCGGCGCCACTCGAAAAAGCTTGCAGGCATGTCCGGATGAACGATTTGAAATCGCCGCTGTCCTTGGCTTCGGCAAACTGCACTTCTTCCCCGAAGTTCAGAACCTGGAACGTGCCGGGTTCGAGCTTGCTGATCTGCGTCCCCGGCTCTGTCTGGGTCGGCCCGTTCTGGTATTGGTCCGGAGGGATGATCGGATTGTCCGGGCTGGCCTGCGTGATGAACCCGGTGATCATCGCCGCGAGCTTCTTGCGGACGATCTCGGCGTCCGTGTACTGCTCCAGCTCGTAGAGCTTCGCGATCACCGATGTCAGCCACGGCTGCCCCCGGAACTGGCCCGCGCGAATCGGCTTGTAGACGTGCAACACGTCGGTGGCGGGCACCCGCTCTACCGAGAGAGCGTCCATTGGGAAAAACATCGTCTCACCCGGATGTGCCTTCCAGAAGTGGTACGCTGCGCGCCGCCCATCGGTCTGGAACTCGATGCCGCACCGGACTGAGTTGTTCGGCGGCATCCGCTCGACAGCCGTACGCCACAACGGTAACTGCTCTGCCTCGATCAACTGGAGTTGCAGCGGAACCGTAAGCCCTTCCTTCACAGAACGCGGCCGGAACCGGACGAAGCACTCACCCGCCTCCATGACTTCGCGCGCAATCACCATCTGCTGCCCATAGAAATCCGTCTGGCCCGACGCAGGATTCCGCGGGTCGTACTCGACGTCGCACTCGCGTATCCATCGATTCCACTTCCTGGTGATCAGGTCGCGGATCTTATCGTCCGGATGGTGCGGCACCAGGCGAATGCCGCGCCCAATGGCATTGGCGACGTAGGAATCGACGGCCGCCGCCGCCCACGCGCTGTTTCGAACCGCGTCCCGGTTGCGCGCCTGCAACTCCAGGCCATGCGAAAACAGGAGCGTGTTGAGGCCGAGGGACGGCGGGTTCCATCCCATTCCCCGACGCCCGCGACCGGCGGCATCGAACGGGAACGTCCCCATCGCGCGGGTACGTGGGACGCGCGGGATCGGCATCGGCTCGTGCCCGGCTTGGCGCGCGAGCGTCATCAACGTTTCAATTGGCACGGCGAGTTAGTGGCCCCACCCGTTGGTCGTGTAGATGCGCACTTGGCGCACTTGCTGCGGCCCGGTCTGCTGGGCGACGTCATTCAGGATCAAATTCCGGAGTTTCAGATAATCGTCCACGGAATCGAATTCGAACTCACGATCCTGAAAGCGGACTCGCCTCGCGCCCTGCTTCCGCGCAGCGTCGAGAGCATCGAGATCGGACTGCGTGAATGCCATTAGAGATCCATCCTGAAACGCACGCGGTTGCGCGCGGTCTGTCTGCCATCCGTGCGCTGCTGTTGCGGCGGTTGTTTCACGTCCTGCACTGGAGGCGCGCCCACCCGGCGTTCGAGGTCGCCCCAGTGCTTCTCCTGGAAACGGTCGATGCCGACCCGTCCAGCCGCCGCGCGCGCATACACGCGGCAGTCGAGCGCCTCATTGCGCTCGCGCATCTTCTGCCACTCGTGCCGACGATAGCCTTTGACGATCTTCGTCACCAACTGTTCGGCGGTGATCTGCTTGAAGTACTCTTCGCTGTAGCGCGGGAAGTGGCAATATCCCGACGGGAAAGGAATCCCCTTCGCCACATCCTCATCGGTGGGCCGATCCTGTCGCAGCCACCGGTACAATTCTTCCTTGGCCATGCCGGAATTGACCGGCCACACCCGGACGCCGCGCTTCAGCTTCGCGCCCATCGGCCCGACTTCTACCGGAGACGCCGAACCAATGAGCGATGGAGTCCGCGAATCGCCTTTGATCACCAGCACGCGCCCGCCCTGCCGCCGCGCCCACTGGTACACCTCGATAGTGGCGAAGCCGGAATCCACTGCGAGTTGCATGATGGGCAACTCCAGACCAGATTCAGTTGTGAAGGATTCGTTCAGCAAGCCGGTAAGTTTCTCCCACACTGCCGCGCGAGAGGTGTCGCCTTCGAACACCCGATAATCGACGGACCACGATTCCTTTCCACGGCCCCAGGCGGCAATCTCGACCTCGATGCGGTCCTTCTGGACGTCCGCGCCCGCCGTGAGGAACAGACCGCCGCGTGGGACCAGTCCGACCTTATAGTCCTCACGCCGGTCGTAGAGCTTCTGCCACTCCGGGGCTTCGCCGAGGAGAGTCCAAGTCTCGCCCAGCACTGTGTTGACGAATACCTGAAGCAACGCCGGGTTCTTCTGCGCTTGCTCGAACTGCTTGGCGGCGTCGCCCCACGAGAACCAACCGACCGGACTGTACAGGCTGGAGATGTGGAAGCCCGCCGTCCTACCATCGCCTTTCGCGCCGGCGCGCCACTCGCCGCGCGCCAGCATCGACTGCTTCTGGTGGTTAC